CGGCTGCAGTGCCCGTCAGGATCACAGGACCGGCTGCAGTGCCCGTCAGGATCACAGGACCGGCTGCAGTGCCCGTCAGGATCACAGGACCGGCTGCAGTGCCCGTTATTGATAGCATATAAAACGGGAACAGCGGCCAGGTCCGGAAAATCGTAATAAACGCAAACAGGACCGGAAAAAGTCCTTTCTGCGACTTTTTGCGAATTTTTTGGAGGTAACCATGACAAAAACATATATTACGCCTACAGCAAACTACTACACCCTCTATGCGGACATGCTGCAGCAAACGCATATCCTCATAGCCGGCGCCACCGGATCCGGAAAATCCGTAGTGATCAACGGGATCATGCACACAGCCCTTCTGCAGTCTCCGAATACTTATGAGTTTATTCTGATCGACTTGAAGCGTGTAGAGCTTTCTGCCTACCGGAAACTGCCGCACACCGTCAAATATGCGGATAACATCCAGGATGCCCTTTCTGCGCTCTCTATGGCTCTGCAAATTATCGAATTGCGCTACAGCGAAATGCAGCGCACCGGATCCAAAAAATATACCGGGTCCTGTGTGTATGTCGTGATCGATGAACTGGCGGACCTCATGACCGTCGATAAAAAGCATGTTCTGCCGCTTCTGCAGCGCATTGCCCAGATCGGACGCGCTGCGAATGTCAAGATCATTGCCGCCACACAGTGCCCGCTCAGCACCGTGATCCCGACGCAGATCAAAGTCAACTTTGACACCATCATCGGACTGCATACCCGCAGCGCACAGGATTCCCGAAACATCCTGGGAGCCGCCGGTTGCGAGCTTCTGCCCCGCTATGGCCAGGGCTACTATATGACGCCCGCCGGCGTGGAGCTCTATAACATCCCGATGTATGACGAGTCTGAGCAGGTCCGGATCATCAACCACTGGACCACTCAGCCCCGCCCGAAGGCCTCTTTCTGGACCTTCTGCCAGGCTCTGATAAGCATGATCAAATAAGGAGGAAACAATGTATATCAAAATGATCGGTTTGTATGGTTTTGAAGATCAAAAAGCATGGTTCCGCAAACGCGGAGACTGCTTTGACTTCGTGACTCGTAAGGAATTCGCTTCTGATCTCACAGCAGAAGAAGCCGCCCAGGTGATGAAGTACCGCAAATGGTACTGTGATCAGTATCAGGCTGAACTCCTGATCATCGAAAAAAACAGCCTCATGAAAAAGCAATTATAATAATCACTACAGAAATTTTCCTCATTTCTGTACTTCTGCAGAATTCTCAGGTACTGCAGAAAGCCCCGGGACCAAAGCCCGGGGCCTTTTTGATTACACTAATCCTTTCTCATGGTATCACCTCCTTCAGGCGGCAGCTCGATCACATCTTCACCGTCATAAGCGCTTTCAAGATACTTCTGCTGCAGCCGCTGCACATCGATCCGATCACCCAAAGGATCACTGACCTGTTCTACCGCAATATCCTGTTGATCACGCATCCCGAAGTAGTTTTTAGCCCGAAAAATATAGGTCACCTGTGGGATCTTCCCTTCTGTGACCAGTTTCGCGTCAATGGCAGCCAGGACCTCCTTAGCCATTCGGATCATAGTTGCCCGTTCCTTGTTCACCGTTATAGCTTGCTGCCAATGGTGTAATGTTTGTCTGGTGATCCCTAAAGCCAGGCACATGTCTTCAACCGTCGGGATCTGTCCCAGGTTATAACATTGAGCAAAATAAGTGTTTAGCCGTTCTGCAATCTCCTCATTGCTGTGAGCCTCCCGCCTGCCGAAATATTGGATAGACTCCCCGACGATTCGAGAAATCTCTTCCTTCTTTTCGTTTTTTTCCAGGTCCTTTTTCATGCGCCCACCGGAAAGCGTCATGTTTTCCGGGTGTCCCTTAAGACTGTTCGGATGCATGACTCTGGGCTTGCTGTCTTTTCTTCCTTTGGGTCTTCCTACCGGCATCCTTCACCTCCTCTTCGGCCATGTGTTCCACGGCCTTCTGCATAGCCTTCTCAGCCTCTTCTGCCTCCCGGCGTTCTCGCCAGAATCTTTCCACATAACTTTCTGCCATCTCAAACCTCCTTCAACTTCAGCCCAGAAAAAGCAGTGGCACCGTTGCTCATTCCTTTGTACTCATACCATTCCGGATGAGTTACCACCTCCGCAATAAAACGTTTCAGGCTGCACACATAATATCCGCAGGACCGGCACCAGGTCTTATACGCATCATAAAGTGTCTTAGCCTTCACACGCTCCCCTTCTGCGGCCTCACAGCGATCCTCCAGGAACTGCAGGACCACATCATTATCCTTCGCGTAAGCCCGCATCACCGGCTTCATACTTTCCGGCATTTCCAGCCCGAAAGTCTTATACCGCTCATATCCCCTGATCAGCCAGTGGAAGATTCCTTCCATCGCCTCATCCGACTCAAAATAATTCTTCAGGTTCTTGTCCTGTTCCTCATCTGAAAAGTGCCGGTTAAACTCGATCACCCGCACCCGGTCCGAAGCAAACAGCGACTTATCCCGGACTGCCGGCAGATCATTGCAGGAAAGCCAGATCGTGAACTGCGGCATAAAGGTGATCGCGTTTTCATACAGCCTTCTGGCAGTGATCTCTTCACCGCCGGTATACTGTTTGATCACAGCCTCATCCAGCTTCCCGGATGTATCGCTTTCTGCCATCGTCACAAATCTTCTGCCCTTCAGATTAGCCAGGGTACTTGTTGCATTTTCTGCATTACGTGTCCGGTCTCCCCGGCAGATCAGTTCCACCGGCGCCACCGTCGCATAATCACCCAAAAGGTGCTGAATGGTGTTCAGCAACGTACTTTTGCCGTTCCGGGTGGTCTTTCCGTGCAGGATAAACATACATTCTTCGTTGCTCTTCCCCAAAATCGAGTACCCAAGCGCCCTTTGAAGGTAGTCCGCCTTCTGCTTATCCCCTTCAGTGATCTCATCTATAAATTGATTCCACCGCTTACAGGAAACCTTCTTTGCACTGGCTGAAAACCCGCTCTGCATGGTCAAAAAGTCTTCCCACCTGTGCGGATTTAGCTCTCCGGTCTGCAAATTCCACGTACCATTACGGCAATTGATTAGGTACGGGTCCCGGTCAAACTCACAGGCGTTGATCATCAGATTGCTGGCTGCGTCTTTCATGATCCGATCCCGAAAGCGCCTGTCACCCATCTTGGTGACAAACCCCATGTACCGCTTCCGGACCTCATCATCCCGGATTTCTCCGCAGTAAAGGGCCATCAGCCTTACAAATTCCTTGATCTTGGCCGCCACCAGAAGCGATCCGATGTCCTTCTGCCACCGCCCGTCCGCATACGTGTACCAGGATTTCGCCTCGGCACAGTACCGCGTATCGTTTTCGTAACATTCTGAAAACAGATCTGCCATCCCGTTTTCATCCCAGGAATACCCGGTGGAGTCATTATGAGGAGCCTCCGGCTGAGCCTCTTTAATGATCTTCATCTTCTCCGACAACTCCGGGGAAGTTACATACCGCCCGTCATGAAGCTGAAATAGCTCATCAGGGTTATACTGCACATCACTCATACCTCATACCCTTTCACACTTTCAGCTTCACGCCTTCTTTGTTCTGCTTCCAGTGTCTTTTTCCATTCGACCCATCCCGGCAGATCAATGTTATGATCACCGTAAAGATTGAAACGTTCCTGATAACCACAGTCTTCGATCATCACTGCCAGATCACGGTCCGCAATCTCCTGCAAGTGCGATGTGATGATCTCCCTAACCAGAGACGGCATATAAGTCTGCCGCCCGTGACAGTACCGTATTGCGCAAATACACAGTGTCCCGAAATCACCCTGGTCCATTTTGAGCTTTATCATCATTCACCTCAGGCTCATATTTCACGATTTCGAAACGATCTTCAGGGCAAAACTCATAATGACCACACTCATCCACAAGGATCAGGCTTCCGTCTCCCAGGATAGCAAAGCCTTCCATGTCACAGTAGATCAATCCTTTTGCCCAGTCTTCTTTGAGAGCAATCAACTCAGGATCAGCCTCTCGTCCTGTCTTCTTATCGACTACCCAAAATATCATCACTCACCCCTCATAACCACTTTGCTTCTTCCAAATCCTTTGACGTAAACCAGATCCCATAATGGCTCATTCTGCATGTCAATCCGTACATATCCGGGAACTCATTGGCAAGAAAATCTGTAAAATCGTATAAATCAACACAGGAAACACAATAAATATCTTCCCCGTCTTTTTCTTCTGTATGATGATAGGTCATATCATAATATTCGTCATCTTTTCTCGCTTTGAACCATTCATCAATACTTCGAATCATTTCTTCTGTCATCGGTCAGCTCCGTATGGTCCCGGCAACGGCATCCACGCACATCCATCAAGTTCTGTGTCGCCATCTAAATAACAACCGTCACCATCATTTATGAATGTGTCACTCCAAACAAATTTACCGTTTGACACAAGAATTTCTTCGCCGTCATCAGGCAATTCACAGTCCATTATGTAATCCCATTCTGGATGTTCTTCTTTTTCCTCTGTTGTTAATTCACGCTTCGTGAATGGAATCCACTTCGGTAGAAGTTCATCGTGCTTGATCTCTATAGCTGTAATCATGCCGAGTAATTCCATCTTGCATTTTTTGCTGATGTTCATCTCAGATACTTTACGGTTAAAAAAAGAAACCATTTCACCTAAATCACGCTTCTCCATCACTCACCCCAATCCACTTTATACCTTCCCCCCAAAAAAGAAGTCCGGCCTCGGGAAAACAGCCGGATTCCCGTTGTTCGTAATGCAATTCCGTTTTTGACAATTGAAACGAAACATTTTTTGATTTTACGTCGGAGGGATTCACCCGACACCTTTCTTAAAATTTTTTTTTTATCATCCCGATAAACCGCTGCAGTACATCCGCAACGAACGATCTCAATAAATATCGATTAGACAGTCACGCCCGGCAGTCAACAGCTCATTCACCACTGACTCCTTCATTCTCAGCACCCCAGCTCCCAATGGATGTTTTTCAGCTTTTTCCGGATATCCGTTTTGTCCATATCTTCGATATTTTCTAAAAGCCGGCTCAGGGACCACCGTGCATCCTCGATCCGGTTTTCCAGTTCGGTCACGCACTCATGGTCCTGAGCTTCCTCACGGGCCAGCAGCACAGCATTCCGATCCCGTTCCCGGATATCCCGGAACAGGTTTCGCGCATCAATCCCGATATACTTTTCGATCAGCTGATCCAGATCCTCTTCAGGATCCAACACCGTCTCACAAATGCCATTGATACTTAATATCAGGCCCATCTCATCCTCACTTTACTGAGCATGTTTCCTCTCGGTCTTTGGTCCAGGGCGGAGTCGGAATGCTCATCCAGTACGCTATATCATCAGCATCGACCACCTTCATTCCCAGCGCATTCTCAAAACATTCTCCGTTCCACACACCCATCCGCACAATGTCCGGATAGATCGCGATCACACACAGCTCACCCTTCGCAGGTGTCTGAAACATCGTTTTCCACACTTCATTTTTCGTTGTCGTTTGCTTTTTCGCAGCCATAATTACCTCTTGTATTTCCGTATCGATTTACAGATCGATTCAATCTCCCTTGCCGGCAGCGGAGGCTTGCACACATCAGCATTCACCCGGCTCAGTTCCTGATACAGATCCTTCACGCTGTATCCCTGCTTCCACAGTGTTCCGGCCATGGAAAGCAGGCACAGGTGCCGGTTCCCTTTCGGAATCTCTTCATGCTTCGGATTCAGTGTCAGGGCGCCCTTCTGCGGCTTTTTAAAACCCGGTCGATAAATCTTACTGTCCCTGCCCAAACGCTTCTCAGAACCGCCTTCTGACTTCACCGGTGAGGTTTCTGTAAAGTATTTACCAAGTACATAATCGATTCCCGTCTGATTCTCAATGATCTCCGGAAACAGTGTCTGCTTTCCGGTGGTCACGAAATACCGCTTCGACTGGTAGATCTCCACACCGGCCTGATTATTCTTCCCAGGGAAGGGCAGCACACCCTTCACAAAGATGTGCACACCCCGTCCGGATTTACTGATCTCGGTGTAGGATTCGCAGGCGGAAATGATATCCACGCACAGCGGCGTCATCAGCCCGTCCTCAAAGCCTGTATCAATATCGATCCCGACGATCCCGTTGTCTGCAAACACAAAACCCAGATAGTCATAAATCCCTGCATCCACCGCCTGACACGCTGCCTCAAAAGAGGCCCAGGTGGAAGGATCCGTGCTCGACGCCCCTGCCCGTTCAAAAGCCCGCATCGGCACCTTGGACCCTTCCCAGTTACAGACCCATTGGTCCAGTTCTCTCAGCTCCTGAGGAATCTTAGAATAATCCATAATCCTTCCCCTGTACTCAGCTCTTAATTCAGAGTGTCCTCATATAGAATTTTCATCCCATACTCTCTGGCGGCCAGGTATTCGATCCGGCAGCCTCTCGCGTTGAGCCATCCATCGCAGAAATAGACCGTGTCGCAAAGACTCATATTTTCAAGAGACTTTGCCAGGAAGCACAGTGGAATGTTTTCCACGCCCCTTTTTTTCATAGCCTTCGCTGAATACCACTCATCGGTGAACCGCGTGTTGATCACTTCATATCCGAGCCCTTCCAGGTGCTTGATAGCCCGTTCCCGGGTCTCGGTGATCTCTTTTTCAGTTTTGCCCGCCATGGGCTGGCTGATCATTGCTTTCATTTTTCCCTCCTGTGATTAATTCGCTGTAAGGCAGCTCTTCGATCCATTTACAGAACTCCCGCCACTCATCCAGCTTGTGATCCTTCCGATACTCATACATATTTCGCAGCACCGCGTAATTCATTTGCACCGTCCGCCGCTGGTTAAAAGACTGCGGCAAAAGCTGGATCATCTGCCACCAGTAATCCTTCCTGGGTATATTGCCCTTCCCGTAATTAACGGTATATTCGGCGAAATTCGCATAAAAGCGTCTGGCTCGGTTTATCTCATGAATGACATTTTCCAATAAAAACACACCGTACCTGTCCAGATGCTCATGAGAGAAATCATCCAAGGTAAGATCCCGCTCGGTAATTTTATGCATCGTGCTGCAGCTGTTCGAAACCGTCCCGACTTTATACGTGTCGAATTCGAGCCACCAGTAACGGGGAGCAACAATGTCACAGGTGACCGTGATCATTCGCAGAAACTTCCCATGCACCGGACCGGCATCAGCCAGTCGCTGGGCCAGCTTCAGATCATTTTCACCGATTCCTTCGAGCAAACGATAATTGTTCCCTATATATTTGGTGTCCGATTTACCCCACGAATTTTTAGGATTCCGCATTCCCCAAAGAGCGGCTCGCCATCCATAAGTTTCCACATTCTCAATCCTGATCATCCTTATGATCCTTCCTGTACATCTTCATGTACTCCTTATAACTCAGCCCGTTCATCGTCGCACACAACTTCAGAGCCTTCTTTTTCTCACTGAACCGCTGTGTGGAAAGAGGCACATCCTCTCTCCCTTCCCGGCAGATAAAAAACCGTCCGCCCTTTTCCTTTCCCACCGAATATTTCATAACCACACCTACATCCTACATCCTATACTTCGCACACTCCACACTCATCGCCTCGTGATACCGGCTTTCCCGATTCCCATATGGACGTATAGCAGCCAGGTCCAGCCCCATCAGCACCATCTGCACCACACGTGCCCCGATTGGGATCCTGATGTAATGCACGCCTTCATTGACCAATTCCAGCGTCAGCCTTCCCTCAAACCCCGCATCGATCACACCCGCCATCATATGATTGATGAACATCCGCCCCAGTGTGGATTTGGTGAAAAGCTGACCGCAGATGTCCTTCGGCATTTTGATGTATTCCCGTGTACACGCCAAAACCACATCACCCGGTTTCATCAGAATGTGATCCTCTTCCCGGCAGTTTCTCCACCCCGTTTCATGGTATAAAGATGCTTCTTCCTGGTTTTTAAAACCATAGTTCCAGCTTCGCCCGACAGATATCCCTCGCTTATAAATTCGGCTGATCGTCAGGTCGATCGAATTCGGATTCACCTGCTTGCTCAGGCTTTGAAGCGTTGTGTCTTCCGATTTGGAAATATCCACCAGCTCATCCAGCCGGTTGTAAATACTGATATCACTCAGAATCATCATTCTCTCCTACCCTAATGACAGGCATTCATCATCACCCCGATATGAGCCAGAATGCACAAAGCCGCGTCCCGTCCGATATCGAGCTTTTTCTGCAGCGTATCGGCAAACTTCCCGATTTCCTTCCGGTCTTCAGCTTCCAGCCCTCGGGACGCTTTCCGCTGCGTGATCCTTTCGGTTTCCAGAAAATCCAATAACTTTATATTGGTGACTCCGTGTTCCTCAAAAATCGCATCGTAGACCATTTTCACCCGGAACTCGTCAAAAGGTACCCTTCGTCTCCGGTCGATATGTCCAAACAAACTCGAGTTGCTCATAGATCCTCATCATGAAATATAAAATAAGCGATCACCATAAAAATCAGGTAGATCAAAACCGCGCCGCTTATTATAATTATCATACCCTCTAACCTTAATTATAACAATAATCGCAATAAGGTTAGCAGTCAGGGAGAGGATTTTTTTCTCTCCCTGACCACCATCCTGAAGCCTAAATCCCCAGCAGATCATCCAGGTCAAACGCCTTCTGGCTCTTACCCGCTGATCCCTGTTCCTTGGCAACCGGTTTCGGATCATCCCACGGAATATCCACATCATCATACCCGTCGGCAGCTTCCTTGTCATCCAGCCGGAGGAAGGTGGTCATCTTGCCGGGATACTTCGTGCTCTCCACCTGCTCATGGCGGACCTTGCAGCGCAGATAGTGCCCGACCAGGTCCTGCTCATCGATCTCCTGCACGGAAAAATCATTCAGGGCTGCCTTTGCAAAATAGCTGAATGCATTCATTGCACCGTCATTGACTTCACCGTTGGCCTTCAGCAGGTTGAACCGTTCGATATGCCGCCCCCCGTCCACCGTTTCCATCGTGACTTCCATCTTGCCGAAATCCTCGTCATACTTGACTGCGGTGATCCGAAACACATGACTCCCTTCAGGGATCAACTTAAAACCTTCGGTCAAACCGATCTTTGCCATTATTTTTCTCCTTTTGCTTTCGCGGTCAGTCTGTAAGAGACTGATTCCTTGGTTTTGTACTTATCCAGGACACCGTCCTGTTTCATTGCATCTTCATCGACCTTCAGGGAAACCGACTTCCCGACAGTCCATTCATAGGCATAACCCGGCACGACCACCTTTTTGTCACCGTCTCGGAACTGCTGGACCATCATTTCTTTGATCATGTCCTTCAGCACCTTCAGCCGGTCTTCCTGTGGTGCCAGCTTGGAATATTCCTCATCCAGCTGTCCCTGCAGCTCCTCAGCTTCTTTCAGCAGTGATGCCAGTGTGGTTTCAGGTGTGATATTATTAGCACGCAGAACCTTCAGGATTTCGGCATCTTGCTTTTCATCGTAAGTAGGCGATACACCCTTCACGACATGATCCTGCCACCATCCCTCGGCAAACTTAATCAGTTTCTCGAAATGCGGATACCGCTCGGAAACTTTGAAGGACCGCTCAAACGTATTCTTGGCTGTGACCTCGAAATCTTCCGGATGCTCATAGTCCTTATCCTCAAGGATCGTGCAGACCATGATCACATCATCCACCCCGAGAAGGTAGGCATATAATGCCGCCTGCAGGGCATAGTATTCCGGAATGTCATCCTTCCAGTCCTCCGCCCGTTTCGTGGTCTTCATTTCGAGAACCGTTTCGGTAGCCCCGTCCTGATTCACAAAAAGGTAGTCCCACATTCCGCCCAGAAAAGGATGCTGCGGGAAGAAATCTCCCCAGGTTTTCTGGAAGTAATCCTCACCGAAAGCATCGGTTGGAGAGATCAGCTTTTTCCAGAAATATTTTCCGGCCATATACTCAGCCTGTTTTGGTTCGATCGTCTTACCGGCAATGGTATAGATCGTATCCTCAAATGGTTCTTCATAAGTCCGGGTGATCTCGCACCAGGTGCTGAAAGGCGTCTTCCAGGCATTCGCGCCCATGATTGCCGCGAACCGTGTCCCGGTCACCTTCTTCGGTTTCGCCGGTGGCATTACAGTGATCGTGCCGTTATCATTCCACTTCATTGCTTTGCTCCTTTGATGATCTCACTTACCAGCACCATTGCTTCCATTCGGGAAAAACCGGCATTGGTAAACGAGTTATACAGATCATGCAGCTGTACCGCCGCTTCCTTCAATTCGTCCTTCGGACTTTTTTCGGTCGGAGCATCACCGACCATCTGCCAGTGTGCTCCGTCAAAAAAGTAGAACCCGGGTGTAGTTTGCTTATCGGGCATAATCCCTCCAGGCTTTCGAGAACAGCGACTTCTTCACGTTCTCCAGTTGGACCTTCCCCGTCCGTTTGTTGCGGACCGGAGCCTCGACGGTGGTATACCATCCGAAGATATGCCGCCCTTCCTGGTTCATCCAGAACCGTGCCTTAGTCCTCGCCAGACTTCTCACTCGACTGCTCATCCTCTTCCTCCTCAATATCCTTCAGGCGTTTCTCGATCACTTCCATATCTGTTCGCAGCGCGGTGATGAAGCACACATCCTCATCATATCCTTGCTTCTTGAAATACTGGAAATATCGCAGCCTCTTGGAAGCCTCCGACTCATGATCAACGGCTTCGGCATACATTTTGATACCGTTACTGATCGTTTCATAGAGATTTCGGAATGCGTCATAGAGATGTTCGGAGACATCTTCCCTTTCATCGCTTTCCGCTTCCTCATCACCTTCGTCTTTCTCATCACCCATGGATTCGATCCATTCCAGGTACCACCGGGCTTTCCGGATGTCATTCATCCCGTCCTTCTCATCAGCTCGCCAGAGATACTTGAAAGCATTCAGCTTGCAGAAATTCTTCACAGCTTCCGCACCGAAAACCTCTTCCATTACCATGATGCATTCATAGTTCTTTGTGTTGTAATGCTCCGGATGGTCGACCATCTCACCCTTCATCATTCTTGCTTCTTCATTCTTCATTTTTTACCTCTTCATTTTTCATATTCAGCCAAAATGTTGCTGATGTTCCCGCACAGTTCATCACAGGCATCACCCGCGATCTCTTCAAATCCCTTTGTCTTCAAAGCGATCTTGTTGACAAATTCCCGGAACTTCTCACCGTCCTTTGTGACCAGTTCCTTGCACAGGGCTTTCAGCTTCCCGATCTGTTCCTCAGTCGCCGCCACATTTTCGCTCACCAGCTCCTGCTTCACCTCGGCCCGTTCCTGAGGAGTTGCCGGTTTCTTTGGTTTCGGTTTTTCGGCGGCAGCCTGTTCCGGAGTAAATTCTTCCTCAGATCCCAGCTTATCATCCACGTTATCAGGCTCCGTGATGTCCAGCGCGACCATCCACAGGTATCGCCGCAGATACGTGATCGAGCTTCCCAGGGCCTGCAGCGGATTGGTCACCGCCTTCCCGTTCTTGTTGACGATCTGCTCCGCTTCCCGGTATTTAACCCGGAACACCAGCGGCGTCTCACCCGGTTTGGCTGCGTTGAAGATTGTCTTCGTCGCCACCTCATCCCCGAAGTCATCCACCGCGACCAGCCCGACCCGGTCGAAAATCCGGATAGCAGTCGGTACAATGTCTTCCAGTTCAAAATACTTGAACTCCAAAAGCACATTCTTCCCGCTCTTCCCGATTTTCTGATTCAGGAAGTACAGCCTGGCCTTCGCCAGCTTTTGCATGACAGTCATGTCATCATACATGTTACCCATTAGGCACCTCCGTTCAAAATATGAACATATCTTGCTGCTTTGACTCCCGTGTCATACACTTCATCAATGCAGAATTTCTTCCCGTCGGGCATGAAGAATCCAACCGCATAGGCATAGACACCTTCATTCTTACTCATAGGTGAGCAAAACTGATCGTAATCACTTTCATCCACCCATCCACCATTAGGCCGAATCACCTTCTCAGCCAGGGCTTTGCATAAACCAACAGCACAATACATAATTACTCCTCTCAAAACAGACTTTTCTGTTTCACATCGTCAAATAAATCCAGGGACCGCTTCATCAGCGCATTGATCGCCCGGTTATTGACCTTCCGTACATCACCCAGAAAATCTCGGATGTATTTTCTGGCTTGATCCACGTACCATCCCTTATCCACGGCTGAAATATCCAGCCGGTTTTTGTTATCAACCACGCAGTGTTCCGGCAGCCCCGCGATCTTAGCTGGTCTTCCCGTCTCCCTATGGATCTTGATCAGCGTACCCAGGTTCAGATCCCTTGAGGCATACACCCGGTTGCACCGCTGCGCATTCCACAGTCCGAAAGCCGTTTCCTGATACACCGCGGAATACTTCGAAGAAGCCTTCGCGATCAGCTGAAAATCCAGCACCCGTTCACACTTCTCAATAGTCTCTTCCGGGTCCGTACCATCCACAAAGTACCGCTTCACCGCCTCGGCGATGACCACCGCGTTATTGTTCACGTTGAAAGCCCCTGCCGGAGCGATCCCGCGAACCAGCACACCTCCTTTCACCTTCGGATCCTTCTTCTCATCCATCGGTACTTCCACATAGTTATTGACATCCTTCTGGACGATCTTTCGAATAAAATCCTCTTCCAGTTCAAACCCCGTCCGGGATTCCCACTCAGAAGTGATCTCCTGCCACTTCGGCTCATCCGCATCATCGAAAGAAACCATGATGCCGTCCGTGTTCAGCTGGATCACCTTCAAAGAAGGACACTCCCGTACCAGATGCTCCGTCAGTTCCAGCAGGAACAGCTGCCCGGAAATGCACACGCTGCGAGCCATTAGCGGGTCATAAAGATCATTGAATGCCTGGTCACCGTGACCGTTCAGCATTCCGCCGTAGGTAGTATTAAGGACCAGCTTCAGCGCATTTGCTGTTGCCTTGTCTCCCGCCTTTTTCGCAGCCACACGACGGTCGATGATCTCCGCGTACATCCCAGGATCCTTCATCGCCCGGCTTGCGTAACCCATACGCCGGATGAGATTGGGATAGTAGGATGCCACATCCTTATTCCGGATGGACCGCCCTTTGGCAGCTTCCTCAACATAATTCGGGATAGCCCCGTGAATTCCGCCCCAGCCGATCGTCACAGGACACTCCCCGACGGTGATGTCCAGCTTGTCACTCATGATCTCGTCCAAATTGATTGTTTCATCATGCAGCCGGTCGAAAAACGCCTTTACTTCTTCCGGGATATACTCCATCAGCAGCTGCTGCGGATACTGATAATTTCGCTCATCATTCCAAAACTTTTCCGGTCTCTGGGCTTCCAGATATACGCTTGTCAGCTTCGCATTGGTCATGTAAAGCGCATCAGCTTCACTCAGCCCGCAGGACTGCCCCAGGATCGCCTTATTTTCCAGATAATCCTTCCGCAGATGAAACAGCTTTTCAGTCGCGTCCACATCATATTTGCAGTAACGGATCGTCTGCTCCAGCTCCGCTTCCGTCAATGCCCGCTCCAGGTTGAAATCCACCTCGGTTTCCTCAATATCCATTCCCAGATGAGCTTCAATTGCTTTCAGGGAAAGGCCTTGCTGCATATCGTCCATCAGGTCAAAACTCGAAAAATAGATCCCGCAGTTCTTCAGGTAAGGAATACTGAAACCCGGCACACCCTGCATCACGATCAAGTCATTGACAGTCTTCACTTCTTTAGGCTCGCATCCGCTCATCACGGCCTTCAGGATCCAGTTGTCATAATGCTTCACATTGAACCCCGTCAAAACCGGCTGTTCTTCCTTCATGAAATCACAAACCCCGTCAGTATCATTGTGAAACACCTGATAGCATCCATCCGAGACCCGCTTGAAAACCACCAGCCAGTCCTGCTCGAACACCTCAAAGTCATAGATCCAGATATTCCCCGTCAGCATTTCCTCTAACCTTCTTTTTCTCTCGTAACCTTATAGGTCATCAGATGTTATGTGGTAAAAAACACCATCTACAAATCGCACTCTCACTACCTCTTCACAAAAAGGATCGATTTCAGATGTCCATTTTGTTTCCGCACCTGCTCTTTCGAAAACCAGAGGAAATCCTCCGATACCGTCAAACAGGCTGCCGATACTTTCTACTTCACCCATTCTGACAAAACGACGTGCCAAAAACTCCCAGAATGGCAGAGCGATGGAATTACCTAACGCTTTGTACCGCTTACTGTCAGTCGCTCCCGGAATATCAGTCCACCCGTCAGGATAGCCCTGCAGCCTTTCGCACTCCAGCGGTGTTAATCGCCGGACCGTTGAGGCCGTAAGTACGCTCTGTTGATTCTGTCCTGCGTTTTCTCGACTTGCCAGCGATGGCATAATGCCGTTCTCTGAAAAACATCTTCTCGCCTGATTATCCCATGGCGTCAGTGCCGCTGTGACCATCACCGCTTGCTGATCATGCATTGTGTCCAACGCATTTGCCTTATCACTCATGCTTATCTGGTTCAGTTGTCCGTTGCCTACGCACAGTGCCGTGTAATCCGTCACCCGGTCTTGATGATCGCCTGTGAGCGTTGGAACTATTGAGCCGTTGCCGTTTCCTCTGGCATCGTAGACCGCAGGTCGGTCAATCGTGTTCAGCGTAAAACTTTTGTCTTCAGCCCAACCTTTACCGTTGCACTTGGCAGTGTCTGCTCTGTCAATGGCGTTGTCCTGAATGCAGATAACAGGCTGATGGCCGTGTTCTTCCGCTCTCAATGTTCCTGTCTGGTTTTCACTTACACTCATTACTCCCCCCCTCCCTGATCATTCAAAACGATTACTCTCTTCATACTTGTACACCATCTGGTTATTCCGTGTAGATAAAGCTCCTGTCCTATCCTTCTGAATTAGGATTCCCTTGCCCCCCCCCCGGGTTTTCCGCTTCGTTCCTGAAAGCTGACTGCGATAGAAGGAGGATGTGCTCCTGCAGCCAGCGAATGACAGGGATCACCATAATTCGGCTTGCTCCCGTTTTGAGGTGACGTGATCTGCGTGGTATCAAATGGCAGTACATCTTTAGCATAAGCTATTCCTGCGATGTCTGCCTTATCAATGCTTCCTTTAATGCTTTCGGAAGCACCTTCCCTCTCCTTTCCGCTCGGTTCAATATTCCCTGACACGCTCGTGCGCTCAAATAATATTTCGGGAGCGGTTCTTCCTCTAAAATCTGCCACAAGTGCGATTCTTTTTCTGCGCTGGGGCACTCCCCAAAATTGCGCATCGTGAGTCCTCCAGGCAAGGCTCCAAAAATCTCCCAGTAGGATTCCAGACTTGGACCATTTTTCCTTAGGTACAAGCACATCGGGAGCTGTCGGTTCCGCGATCCTGACAAATTCCGTGAGGACTGCTGCGAAATCTCCCCCCCCATTACTGCTGAAGGCTCCGGGGACGTTTTCCCAAAGAGCGAACCTTGGATATATTCCATTTGTCTTTTCCCTCATTTCTCGAATAATTCGAATCATTTCCATAAACAGTCCCGAACGTTCACCGTTTAGTCCTGCTCTATTCCCTGCGATACTCAGATCCTGACAGGGGCTACCCCCGACGATCAGGTCCACAGGTTCCAAAGCATCACCATGAAGCTGAGTAATATCTCCGTATTGCTTCATGCTTCCTCCTCAATTCTTGCACCGATCTTTCGGTAATGACCAAGTCTCTTTTTATAACTTCTCACCAGATTCGGAGCATTGTCCACGTAGTCATAAACCACAGCGGAATCCTTTCCCTCAAACACCCGGGCCACACGTCCCACACTCTGAACCACCACCGCATAATCCTTTTGCGGAGTAGCCAGGTAAAGCCGGTCCAGTCTCGGGATATCCAGCCCTTCCTTCGCCAGCGCATACGTCGCCAGCAGCACATGACTCTTTCCTTCCCGCATCAGCTCCAGGACCTTTTCCCGCAGCTGCTTCGGCGTTTTCCCGTCGATCATGTGAGAGGAAATTCCTCGTTCCGAAAGTCCGCACTGCAGATTTTTCAGATGTTCGACCCGTTCCGAGAGGACCAGATTATAGTGATCCTTGTTATCCTTCAGGTCCTCCAGGATCATCCAGTTTCGACCGTTGCTGTGGATCAGCCAGTTGATCATCTTGGGATAATCGATCATCCCATCCGGCTTCAGGCACTCATACGTCAGCGAAACTCCGGTCCCCCGCGGATGCACCGTAACCGGCATCACCCGTTCCTTCACCGCTTCATCCGGCACCTTATAGACCACCGACCCCAGCAGGGCATACGTGGCCCGGATCATTCCGTCAGCCCGGTGGACCGTAGCACTAAGCCCATACTTCCACCGTGCCCGCAGATTATTCAGCACCTTCGAAAACATCGTTACCGCAGTCGGAGACCCGGCCACCCGGTGGCACTCATCCACGATGATACAGTCCCAGACGTCGCGCAACCCAAGCAGGTTGCAGTGACTCATCGTCTGCACCGTTGCAAAGGTAATGCTCTCTCCGATCCTCACATGACCTTCAGTGATTGATCCGAACTTTTTCTTATCGAAGTACAACCCCGCCCGTGCCTTGCTCTGTTCCAGCAGATCCTTCGTGTGAGTTAGCCACAGTGTTTTCCGATGCAGCCGGGAAGCGATCGCCAGCCCCATCTGCGTCTTACCGGAACCGGCTGCACTCTGCAGGATCCCGTATCGTGCCCGGATGGTTTCCGTCACCGCTTCTTCCTGATAGTCGTAAAGCGGCACTTCGCCTCCGAAATCCACATACTGAGGATCGGAAAAACTGTTTTCGACATCGCCCTCCATGATGTATCCGCGGATTTCCCGCAGACATCCGTAAGGCATCCGCAGAACCAGCCCATCGATCTCATAAAGCTGAATCACCTTCGGTGTATTACCCAGCCAGAAACCCATCAGAGCCTTCTTGGCATACTCCGGATTCCCGATTTCAAGATTCTTGTGTGCCCACTGCCGCAAAGCCACTGTAGGTTCATGCACATTGATCATGTTTCCGATTACGGTCCTCATCGAACTACATACTCCATCATAAACAGCCACTGCGAGAAAAGCGGATACCACTGTATGAAGTATCCTTCAGGGACGCAAGATACTTTTTCCTGCTTCATCAGCTTTAATTCATTCCAGGGAATCATGTAAATAAGTCCGCTGCTCATCTTCACCGCGAAATATGCCAATTCATTTCCCCGTTCATACCAGAGATTCATTGCCGTTTCCTGGTTCGGTTCGATCCGGCTCAGCTGAAATTTGTCAGAAGCGCAGACCTTGCAGTCGATCAGCACAGCCGTATTATTCTTCACAGCGATCACATCCGAAGGCTGACCTGCAGCACTCTGAGCCATATCATGCGCCCACCAGCCATGTTCGGCCAGCCTTTCACACAATTCCGCTTCAAACCGCAGTCCGTCTTTCCGGTTGGTATTCGTACCCATATCTCTCCTTGTACCACTGGCGAAACGCCGCTTCGTGACTCTCGTCAGCATAATACTCCCTCACCTTCTTCATCAATTGAGAACAAACCATAGGCTTCCTCTCGATCAACTCTTCAAACTCATTCATTACCGGCCTCTGATCTCTGGTCCCCGGCCCCTGACCCCTGGCCCCTGATGAAATCATCGTACTCATTCAGAATCTTTTCGGATTCCCGGATGATCTGTTCCGCCTTCGGCCCGATCCTGGTCCCCGCCATCACTGAGCTCATCTCCGACTTGTCCGTGCGGATCCCTTTGGCTTCCAGCCGGTTGATCAGCCATCCGAACGTCTTGTTATGCTTCACCAGCCGATCCCGAATCTCAGTATTCACCATCTCACACCTCCTTTCTCAGAACGAAGCACTGGGCCGGCCGCCTGCTGCCGCGTAGCCGGCACAGGTGACCGGCAGCCGAGTTGCGCCCTTCATTTACCAAAATTTACCTCCGACAAAAGCAGCCGTCAAAATCACCCAGAAAAAAATTGCAAAAGGCATCAAAGCCAAAATCAAAATACCCACAGGTTCCTCATCCTTTTTCGGCTCTTGTCCCTTCGCTTCTGCTCTCTTGTAGCTCAAATCGATCATGACAGCCTCCTTTCATTTTTGTAAACAACAACAACCATTGACAAAAAAATCCGCATACCTTATAATTAGGTTAGAGAGAAAAAGGTTAGCAGACTCTGCGGTGGAAAATGATTTACCGAAGAGAGTGGTTTTTTGTTGCCTTTTATTTAGTTGTTGTTGTTTACAAGTTGATAGTATATCTTAGTATTCTAAGATTGTCAAGAGAATAATTTTATTTTTCTAAGATTAATTACAAGGAGATTCTTATGAGTTTTTACAGTCGGTATGAAAAATTATGTAAAGAAAAAGGTTTATCTCCACAGTCAAAAGAGATCATGAACGCTTTGAATGTGACTTCCGGGACAATAACAGGATGGTCAAAAGGTTCAAAACCCAATTATGACACCATTATCAAAATATCTGAGTTTTTTGGCGTGGATGTTCGGTATATCTTAGAATTAAGTGATTCCAAACACAATGAAGATATTATCGAAGCTATGACTGACAGACTGATTGATTGTGGTGTAGATGTTTATTCTTTTGATGATGATAATGGTGTAGGACAGGAATACGTTTTAACTTACAACGGAAAATCTTTCAATTATCAGGCGCATGAATATGAAAAACTTTGTAAAGAACTTCATGTTTTATTAAATAACACAGCACTCTTTACCGCAGATAAATTCTGTCGTGAGACATTCGGAGGTGAAAAATCCTCTGATGACGAAGAAAAACTTTTAAAGCGTTACCGACTTTTGGACGATGACGGGAAAATCGTTATCCAAAGTGCATTGATTCAGGAATTACGCAGAAAGGAATAATCATGTATGAAGAAGTGAAAACCGCCGCTCTCTATGTCCGCTATAGCTCCACGAACCAGACCGAGCAGTCTATCGAAGGCCAGACTCGGGTCTGCCGCGAATTCTGCGAAAATCACAACATCCGCATTGTAGAGATCTACGCGGACCGCGCCACATCTGCCAGCAAAGACATCGAAAAGCGTGTCGAATTTCTCCGTATGATCTCCGATGCATCCAAACACAATTTTGATGCTGTCATCGTCTATAAACTGGATCGCTTTTCCCGCTCTCGTTATGACATGGCCACTTATAAATACAAATTGAAAAAAGCCGGAGTCCAGCTCATCTCCGCCACCGAAAACATCAGTAATGATCCCGAGGGAATCATCCTGGAATCAGTCCTGGAAGGTATGGCGGAATTCTACTCCGCCGAATTGGGTCAAAAGATCAACAGAGGCATGAGAGAATCCGCTCTGAAGTCTCAATACATAGGCGGCACCCCGCCCCTCGGTTACAAGATCGTCAATAAACGCTATGAGATCGATGACACCACCGCCCCGATCATCCGGGAAGCCTTTCAGCTATATCTGGAAGGTACACCCGTTGCCGAGATTTGCAGGATCTTTAACGCCAAAGGCTACAGGACCAGCCTGGGGAAACACTTCGGCCGATCGTCCTTTGCCAAAATCTTTCGCAACGAAAAATACATCGGGATCTATCAGCACAGGGATATCCGCATTGAAGATTCCATCCCGCCGATCATTGATAAAGAAACCTGGGAGAGAACACAGATGAAACTCAAAGAATTAAGCGACGTAGCTCCTGGCTCTTACAAAGCCACACAGATCTATCTGCTTTCCGGAAAACTTATCTGCGGGGAATGTGGCTCCACCATGACCGCCTCCAAAAACACCAACCGGGACGGGTCCAGTTATTCTTATTACGTTTGCAGAGGAAAAAAGACAGCCCGCACCGACTGTCACATGAAAAACCTTCGCAAAGACTGGATCGAAGAGATCATCCTCCAGGATGCCCTCTCCATGCTCACCGATGAAAACATCGAAACCATCGCAGAAAAAGCCGTCCAGCTCAACCAGCACGAACTCCAAACCACCACCGACATCCCCGCCTGCAAAACCCGCCTGCAGGAAATCAACACCTCGCTCGAAAACCTCATGCGTGCTATCGAAACCGGCAACTCTCCCGAGATCCTCGTCAAACGCATCTCCGACCTCGAACACGAAAAACGCGTCTTAGAAGCCGAACTCAAACAGCAATCCCGCGAAGTCTTCGACATCGACAAACCACACATCGCCCACAGATCG